TAAATAATAAACTGAAATGGAGGTATTATGAATAAATTACCGCAATTAATATTTGCGATTGTTTTGATTGGTAGTTTGACTCTTATGGCTTTAGAAATTATAGTTAAAATGTAATCTAAATAAGTAATGGTAATAACTCATCCAATAGATTTTTGGGTATACTTTATACTCAATCTTTGGTTTCTTCCTCACACACTTATAAAACACACACATGAACGCACTAATCTATGTCCTACTAACAACTCATCTAACAATCATCGCAGTAACACTATATCTACATCGTAGTCAAACACATTTAAGTGTTACTTTTCATCCGGCAGTAAATCATTTTTTTCGTTTTTGGTTATGGTTGACTACGGGTATGGTCACAAAAGAATGGGTGGCTATTCACCGTAAACATCATGGAATGACCGACCAAAAAGGTGACCCACACTCACCACAATTATTTGGTATTTGGAAAGTTTTATTTGGTGGAGCTATGTTATATAACACAGCAGCCAAAGATAAATTCATGGTTAATGCTTTTGGTAAAGGAACACCAAACGATAACATTGAAAAAAACTTGTATACACCCTTTAATTATTTGGGTATTTTTATTTACTTTTCAATTTGTTTGTCTTTATTTGGTGCTTGGGGTATTTTGATTTGGGCAATACAAATGTTGTGGATTCCGTTTTGGGCTGCTGGTGTAGTCAATGGAATTGGTCACTATTGGGGGTATAGAAATGTTGAAACAAGAGAATCATCTAGAAATATTTTCCCTATTGGTTTTATTATTGGTGGCGAAGAGCTTCACAACAATCACCATGCTGATGCCGGTTCTGCCAAGCTTAGTAGAAAATGGTTTGAGATAGATATTGGTTGGTTCTATATTAAACTACTAGAAAAACTCAAACTAGCAAAACTAAGCACTAAAGGATGATCCACATCCACAAGTTGATTTTGCATTTGGATTTTTAACAATAAATTGTGAACCAAATAATTCGTCTTTGAAATCCAAAGTTGCTTCTTGTAAGTATTGTGCGGATATCATATCTACTACCACTTTGATGCCTTCTTGTTCAACAACAAAATCATCTTCATTGACAGTTTCATCAAATGTAAATCCGTATTGATATCCAGAACAACCACCTCCTTGGACAAACATTCGCAAAAAAGCATTGGGTAGATTTTCATCTACCAACAAATCTCTTACTTTGTTTATTGCATTACTTGTTACTTGAATCATTTTTAAATTTTTAGCCAATGTTCCTCTTTGAAATTGATACCATCTACCCTGAGATTTTCAATTCCTTTTTCTGTAAGTAAATCGAAAGCCATTGTTATTCTAACACCTTCTTGAACTTTAGAAGTTCCATGTTCCAACCAACTAGGAAACAAAGTTAATTTTCCTGGAATATTTTTTGAAAAATGTTTTTCTTCGGTGTTATATCTATGACAATAGTATGTGTAGCTTTTTGGTATTGGTTTTATTACCAAATGGCCACTCAAAAATGAATGATTATTGGTACTGTGTTGATGTTTCGTCATCTCTTGATTTTCTCGCATCACATTAGCCCAACATTGGCCATAGACAGTATCATTGAAGTCATTTATACCTATATTAGGTAAAAATACATTTATTGATTGTTTAATTTTTTCTTTCAAATAATCCAATTCAGAAAATTTAAAAAAATTAACGGAAGAAAACCTAGAAGTTAAACTATCTGATCCAAGACCAGTATTGCCATCCATTGAACTAGGAAAATTTTTTATAATTTCTGGTTCTTTTTTTAGAATAAAATCTTCTAAAGATTGAATATATTCGTATTCTAGTGATTCAAATTCTAAAATATGATATTTAAAAATTGGACTGAATGGTGTAATAAATTCTTCATTTTTAAAAGTTATAATATCATATTTCATTATTCTTTAATTTTTGTCTGTTGCTGTTCAATGCGTTTAAATTCTTCATCTTCAGCAATTGCATCATCAATATCTTTTGGTTCGGGTGGCTCAGCGCCAGTGCATGAACCTCCGTTACTGAACCACAACTCCATAGCTTTCTTACGATATTCTTCTAAATCGGAAGTCATCTACCTCTACCTGCCTTTCGCATAACATTCATCTTAGGAACAAATGTTTGTTTTGGTTTTGGTGCTGATGGGGTTTTTGGTTTAGGAATAGTGTGAATCTCAATTGGTGGAACACCACCTTTTGTTTTTGGTTGTGTCATAATATCTCCTTGTTGGTTGCGGGGGAAGGAATCGAACCTACGGCCCCTGGATTATGAGTCCAATGCTCTACCTCTGAGCTACCCCGCTACAATTATATATATGAAAAACTAAAATGACTTTTTTGAATTTTGAAATAGTAGGAAAAAATTTCGGAGGCTCCGAATGGCCAACCTTTTTAGTAAATCCAAATCACTTCTGTAATAGGCACAACATAAGTTTCATTTTCAATCTTTGTGGCCTTGTTCCAATTTAGTAAAACAGTATCACCAATATTTACTTCTTCTACTTTATTACCGATTGCAATTACTTCAGCCTTATCAGGTTCATCAGCTGATTTTAAAATGATGCCAGAATGAGTAGCCTTGGCAGCTGCAATGCGAATAACAATAATATTATCTCTAGTGGGTTTCATAATTTATCTTTCATTTGATTTGGTGCCCCAACCTGGAATTGAACCAAGATTTGATGATTACAAGTCAACTGTAATAGCCTTTATACTATTGAGGCTTTCTTGCAATTGCGTTTCTAATTTTTGCTTTGATTTTTGGTTTACTCGTTTCATCTAACATCTTTGTTAGTTGAGCAAGATTTAATGGACCTAATCTTGGTTTACCATTTTTGGTTAACATTGGATTTTTCTTTTTTGATTTTGAAACTGCCATGATATAGTCCTTAAAGAATTTGGAGCGGTGCCACTGCTATGCTCAGGTAATACAAGAGGGTGTCTTATATCGTGCTATCACTCACCGCATGAAACAATTATAACATTATATAGGCTGATTGTCAATGGTTATTTGTGGTATATTTTTCCATCCCAAAGGTTCTGTTTCAATTTCTGTATCTGGATTACTGACACCTTCAAATACTTCCCAAAGTTTTTCTTTAATAGCAAATTTGGTAAATAAACCGGCTTCATATCCGTGTGCTTCTATTTCCCAAGGTTGAACCCAATAATCAACTGTATCCGAATCAACCCTTTCACCTTTCCAACGAGTTAATTTCTCATTGGTTTCACCATAAACATATTGCTTAATGTGAACAAATTCATGTGCCAAAGTTTTGAGAATATCATAAGCAGAAATACCAGAATGTAATTCAATTTCAAATTCTCTTGGTTTGCCACTATTGTTATATTCTTCAACCGAAGCATAACCATAAGCAGGTATATTTTTACTAAACTTTATCCGAACAAAAATGTTCTCTAACATCTTTTCAGATATTAATTCTTTTGCGTAAAATTGAGCAGCTCGTCTTACAAACGGCCGAAAGCGTTTCTTATCGGGACATCCGACTATACTGAGTTGCATCTTAGGTTTCTCCTGTGAAAACCAACTAACACTTCTCAAATATTTAGGTACTATCTATTTTTCACCAGGTGAAATTTGTTCTACTGATATACCACAATGATTTAAGAAGTCTATGCCGATGGTATCTCGATATGAATTACGGTAATATACCTTTTTAATACCAGCGGTATAGACTTGTTTTGCACAATCAATACAAGGAGCATGGGTCAGGAACATCGTGGAACCATCTCCAGATTCGGTGCCTTTGGCCAGTTTAGCGATGGCATTAGCCTCTGCGTGAATCACTTCCTGTTTGGTTTTTAGGCGGCCAACGGCACCATCTTCTTCTTTAAAGACCCACCTGTCATTTTTGTATTTTTCTGGTATATTACCAATAAAATACTCTTTTTCTTCACATTCATTGGTCCATCCGGCAGGCATACCATTATAACCAATTGATATAATCCTATCATCTTTGACAATAATGGCACCAACCTGTAACCGTTTTGCGGATGACAATTTAGCAAAACGGTTTGCTACATCCATGTAAGCGTCAATAAATTTTTGTTTCATTACCAAGATCCGTCATCAAACCATATACGAATTGTAATAGGTAATAATTCTAAAACAAATGCATCTGTTTCCCAAACTTCATTTGTTTTATTGTAATCGCAACTAATTCTCCAATGAAATGGATTTAATTTTAATGTAATATTACAACCTGAATATTTCAACCAATTCATCTTAGAATCTCTAACATGGGTTCGGGAATGCCAAATTGACTACGAAGATATTTGTCTTTTAACATTTCCGGAATAATTGTGTGTGGTTCTTCTAAAATGAAAGGACAAGGGCTACCCCATTTATTAGTGGCCAAAAATGATTTGAATATTTTTACATCTTTTTCACTTTTTGGATCAAATTTTCTTTTTTGATTTTGCATCAACTGATAATTTGTAAGAATAGTCATTTCACATACTCCACATTATCTTTACGCATATAATGAATCACCTGTGTTTCACCAGTAGGTATACTTTTAACCACGGGGATAAAAGTTATACCCTCAATTTCTTTGGCTACCCAATTTGAATAAGTGTAATAGATGTCTGAGTTCGTTTTTGAACGAACTTTTTTGAGAATTGCTTTGCCACCAGTGGTACCGGCAATATAACCTGGTCTTAGATTTTTTTTCATGATATAATTATAACTCAAAATAGGGGGTCTGTCAAGAGCCCCCTATATTTTTACCGACTTTTTGGATAATTCAACTGTTCCCATTCCTCATCGGTTACGGGCCACCAGTTCATTATTCACTCTTTTCTTTAATGGTAATCTTTTTAATGGTATCTTGAGCCTGCACAAGATTTTCCAACCATACACGCAACATACCATTTACCATTTCAGCTTGGCCAATTTCAATTTTGTCAGCCAATGTAAATGAACGTGAGAAGTTACGGTTAGCGATTCCTTTAAAGAGGAAATTTTCTTCTTCTTTAAGTTCATCTTCTTTTGCAGCACCTTTGATAACTAATTTATTACCCTCAAGAGTTACTTCAATATCAGACTTGGCAAAACCAGCAACTGCCATTTCAATGACATACTTGTTCTTGCTTACTTGTTTGATATTGTATGGGGGATACGATGGTACATTCTTAGTTACATTTTTGGTAACTTCTTCAATGTCTTTGAAGAATTTATCGTAACCAACGGTGAATGGATCCAGCGTTTTGTGAAAGTCAAATAGACTTGGTAATAGACTTGTAGTCATGTTTATGTGCTCCTTAGTTAAGCGAGTTAATCAAAAATTGCGGTCTCATTGAGCCCCGCACCATTAGTATACTATTATTTATACAACTTGTCAATAGTCCTGTGCTTTCTTACCAATATTATATTTTGGTACTAATTGCCAGTCATCCTTCTCTTTATGGGAAAGAATCTTAATCTGGCTGAGGAATATTGGTGGTGGGTTTTCAATCTGTTGTTTCCGAACAACAGTAACCAGACCCCAATCAGCCAATAGCTTTATTATGGCATTCCTACGGGACAAGTCATTTTCGGTAATATCGGTTGGTTTACCATCTAAGGCAAACAACTCTTTGAAGTGGACAATATAGTATTGACCTCTTTTGTGTAGTATATGACACGATTGGAATAAGGTTTGGTCTTTCTTTGAAGCCACTCCAATGCGTGTAAGAGTTTCACGGACTTTGAGAAAATCATCATTCTCATTCAAAGTCACCTCAACTAAATCAGTAATGTTAATCATATTCCGCCTTTATCTGTTCTTCTTTTTATTTCAGCGATTTGGTCATCATTAAGAATTCGTAAAGCTTCCTTAGC